CTCTCGCTTCCTCCTTTGCTCCCACTCCTCCGCCTCCCCTCCACCCCTTCCCGCTCCCCGGCGCCCTCCCCCGGCCCGCCTCCTCTCTCCTCCTTCCTCCAGCATCCGCCCCTCCCCCTCCCCACCCAGCCAAACAGGCCAAAACTATCCTCTTTCACCACACACTCAAAACACCCCCAAAATACCCCTCCCTGCGACTATACACGTTCTTAATATATATGAATGATAAGAATAATATATAAGGGGTGGTACTCATAGCAACCACCCAAGTTTTTGTGAATGTCATCGGAACCCGTTGTGTGTGCGAGTGCGTGTGCGTGCGTGATCGTTGGGTGGGGGTGAATCGGGTTGCGGAGGTCTCAGGCTGGCAGGCTTTCGGATGGTAAAAACTTATGGTGTGTTTGTTTTGCATAAGAACAAACGATGAAGAAAGTTTGTGAAATGCTTGCATGGTATAAAATCTTATACTATCTTTGTAATAGAGAAAGGGAGGATCAGGTATCACACCCTTCGAAGTTAATGAAACAAACATTTAAAGCCATGAAAAAGAGTCAAACGAACAACTCCACCAACTGGAAGAACGAAGTAAATGAAATCCGGGCACGTCTGGAAGCCGTTAAAACGCGGTCGTGTTGGGATCGAGGCGTGAAAGGTTTTGCGCTGGATCTGCTGGAAAGTTACGAAAACATTTGCGAGTATTGCGAGCATAACGGCCAGCCAATTCCGGAACTCAATGAAGAAACATTATTAAACGGTGCGGCCGACTGGAGAGCCTATTGTTATGGCGGAGGCGCGCTGATCTACAACACGGATATAGCTAAGGCCCTTTGCACACCGTCAATGCTCAAGAAAAAAGACGGCGGGCGCCTCGATCCGAACCATCGTGAGATCTGGATGGATGTACAAGTACGTGCATATTATCAGGCTTTCCGTTTGTTGAGGTCTTGTGTTAAATCCACTTGCACACAAGTTGGTACATGTAGATAAGTTCTCTTGCGAGGAATAAGCCACAAAACAACACTTTGCCCCTATTCGTTCCGCGTTGCGGAGGCGTACCGGGCGGCTGGGATAGGGGCACGAAACCACAAAAACCACAGAAAAATGAAAAGAGTGACATTGGTAGCAGTGAATGACGGGAAGACATTCCCGAATGTATCGTGCGCGTTGATCTATTTGCAAGCGCAAATAGAAGCGTCGATAAAAGGCATTTGCCGGAAACTGTCCCGGATGGATGATCCGGGAGCGATTTCGGAGTATCTCCGCCAGAATAAGAAAATCCTTGCGTCCATGCTTGAGATAGAATCGGAGATAGACGAAGGATTGGCGTTAATGTCAGAAACCAAATAGCCCTATGAAAGAGACAAATACAATGATTAAGGCCGCGGTGCTGGTGGTACTAACGGCTTTATGCTGCTGGATCCTGTTCCGAAGCACGCTGCGGGTAGAATCGGTACACAGGACGGAGAGCGGGTACCTCGTCGAAGTTTCAGCACTCGGCGGGATGGAAATACACGAATGCAGTTTATAAACACAAAAAAACCAGAAGCCATGACACACGTTAATTTCACTACCTCGGGCGTCGCCCTTACCGACCCCAAGTAGCCCGCATCAGGGAAGAGATCGAGAATACCCGGTTCCGTTCCGCTTGGGACAATGGTGTAAAACTGTATGCGCTGGACATCCTCGGCGACTACTCCAAAATGCTGGATTACGCGAAGGAAACAGGGGGTTATACGCCGCGATTTATCGAAACTACTTTTACAAGGGCGGGCACTAAATCAGGCATGGCGACTGCTTCGGGGTGCGGCGCTGACAGTATACAAGGCATAAGCCCACGAATGACAGCGGACATAACAATTATATCAAATTAAAAATCAATTAATTATGAAAACAATGAACGAACTGGCAGAAAGGGCGTACGCCTTTACCCAGGAGATGCCCCAGGACACGATAAGCGCGATACATATTTTCCGCGAGACGCAGGAGATCGGGGCGTACGTGAAGCATAGCTACGAGGCCTTGAGGGCTATCGAAGAGATCGCAGTACGCCGATGCCTCGGCGTAAGTACGGCCCTCAGGGAAGGCGTGATAACCATCCAAATACAGGAACAGGATTTGCGGATATGGATAAAAATCGAGTAAGGCAGCTACTCGCCCTATGGGCGGTAGTGCTGGCAGGAATGGCCGCCTTTGCGGCGGTAGTCCTCCTGCACCTTCAGAACAGCGCATTTTAACACACAGTATGCGCCATGAAAAACAACATCGAAAACGGGATTTATATTCCCGACGACACACGCAGGCTTTTCACCCCGACAATAGTTTACACTAAAAACCTAATAATATGGCAACGCTTTACAAAGAAGGAGTAGAGGGTAAATACAAATGGCTGACCCCTAAACAAGCCAAAAAATACGGCATTCCGCCGGAATACAAATTGATGGAGGAAACCGTATTGTCACACCTTGCAAAGATATTGCAAAAAACAGGAGCCAAGCCGTCGGCCGTGTATTCGCTTTTCACGGATGAAACAGGATGCAAAAGGATAACGGCCCTTTGTTTTGGCATCAAAGACGGCAAGGATTATATGTTTATATACCCAACCGACGGGGACAACGATAAAATTTCGTTGCACAAACCCCTGCGACCTTTCCCCGGATTTAGTTTGATGCCATACGAAGAGAGGGAAAAGATTATGCCGCAGCCTATCACAAAGGATTCAAGCCCCGAAGATTTGGAGCGGTGGAGGGAATACAACCGCATCGAAGAGAGACGGCACGACGCCGAATTTGTCGAATATTTAAAAACCAAAAAACAATGAAATGGGCCGAAGCGGCCAAAGAAGGCCAGGATTATGTACTGAGCGCCGAACTGAAAGAAAAGCGCGACACTATCGAAGCGGAAGCAGCGGAGGTGCTGAAGAAATCGGGCGCCACGCCGTGCACACTCTACGGGATCGCCGACGGATCACCCGTCGTCTCGTCGGTAGAAATAGGGATCAAGGACGGGGAGGACTATATGTTGTTATATCCATGCGCGAGATGGTGGAAGGTAGCGGAATTCAAACTACTGAAGATGCTGCCCGTGTATCCCGAATGCGATGGCTATTCGGACGTCTGCAACGATGAACCCGCATGTATTACCAAGGATTCCACGGCGGAGGACGTGGAAGCCTGGCGGGCGTTCAACCAAAGACGCGCCGAAAGATATGAGCAGGCGCGGCAATTGGCGATAGCCAATTATAGGGTATACAACGAAGCGATGGCCCAAGTGTGCCCCGGGTTTAAGGGATCGGGGCCGGGTTACACGCAGACTTCATCGGTAATTCGTTCCGGCATACATTTCACGGCTCGATATTATAAGCATGAAGGGACTACCTTCTGCATGGAGTTGAAGCACGGGACAAAGGCCACCCCGGACGGGTTCAAACTGATTTCCGCAAACTACTACGGCAAGGAGGGGCACGAACGCCTAAGAAAGGATATTGACTTCCTCGACGAGATCGACGCGGCGATAGAGGAGGGGGATATGTCGCAAGCGCATCAACTGGTAGGCGACTGGAGGAAGGAACTGGACGACTACCTCGCGTTAAACGAAAAAGAATGCGGTACTCATGATGACGGAGCGGGAGACGAAGCAGCAGTTGCAAAAACGAAGGAATGACGAGTTTGTACAAATACTCAGACGGTATGCCGATCAACACGACAGCGTAATATGCTGGCGAAACATAACTCCCTATTGCATTCGGGTTTACCAGCGCTTAAAATCATGGGGGAGTGTGTGGGAGCCGGGAGAACTGAAACCCAAACGCGCGCTGATCTATTCGGGTGCCCGCCGTCAAATACTGGACTTGTACCCCCTTGGCCTGAAATTCCATGCCCTTCGGTTCAACAGGCGCGGGATAATAAGGGGAAGATGGGAGGATAAAATTAACCAATTGCTAAATATGAGCATACAAGATGATAACACGAACGACCTATAAAACGCGACAAGAGTGGTTACATGCGCGCAACGACACCCCCGTTATCGGAAGTTCCGACGTTGGGACGATTATGGGGCTTAATCCCTATATGACGCCGTACCAGTACTGGCGCGTAAAGAAAATGGAGACCTTGGAGACCGCGGCCGAAGAGGATAACGACAGTATGATCCGCGGGCGCTTCAAGGAGGACGCGATTGCCCGCATGTTCGAGCAGGTGACCGGGGAAAAGATCGTCAAACGATCCGAGCAGATCGAGGTGTACCGCAATGACAAATACCCGCCCTACATGCAGGCAGCGCCCGACAGGGAGGTTTTCGCCGCGGGCAGGAGTACCCGGTATATCCTGGAGTGCAAGGACACGAAAATGCACCTGCCGGAACTGACGCCCGAGACGGTGCCGATGCTGTGGTACGCGCAGATCATGTACCAAATGGGGATCATGGAGCGCGATGCGGCGTACATAGCCGCGGAGGAGGGAGGCAAGCGGCTCGTGTATGCGCTATTCGATTTCGACCGATCCAAATTCGCCTATATCGTGGAGTACTGCCGGGATTGGTTCGAAAGGTACATTTTGGGCGACGAAATACCCCCGGTGGAGACAGGCCAGGACGTTATACTGGCATGGCCTGTGTCGGAAGCCGCCCCGCGGGAAGCAGATGCGGAGATACGGGATATTATCGCGTGGGTGCGGGCGCAGCGGTCGAAGGTAGCCGCCATGCAGGCGGAGATCACCAAGGCAGAAGAGCGGGTTAAGGCGTATTTCATGCAGTACGACACCATAACCTACGACGGGCGACCGCTGGCTACATTCAAGACTGTAACAAGCCGCAGGCTGGATTCGAAGGCATTAAAGGCGGACAATCCGGACATATACGCCAAGTATGTAAAGGAGAGTACGACGCGGCAATTATTATTCAAATAACATGAAGACGAAGCGAGAAATAACAGCACGGGAATACGAGGAGGTAGCAAGCCGCCTCACGGACGCCATCAACGGGAATACATACTTTTCCGACAGCATCTCGGGCGAAGGCTGGCGTTTCACCCCCTCCGTTATGGTGTATTGGCACACCGATACACTGGGATCGGGAGAAAAGGAAACGCGGATGGAAAAACTGGTGTGGATATGGTGGGAGTTCCACACGTTCGACGCGGAGGGTGACGAGGTACTAAACGATTTCAAAACATCAACCTTAGAGCTTTTTTTAGGAATATGACAACCATAACAGACAAGAACGAACGCGCAATGCGCGAGGGGATGGTAGCCAAGACCGCCACCCCGAATTTGCAGGAGATGATCGCCCTGCTGGAGGACAAAAAAGGGGAGGTGCAGGCGCGCCTGCATGCGGTGCTCGGCGACAGGGCTCCGATATTCACGCAGGCCGTACGCAACCTGCTGGTGGCTCCCGAGAACAAAATGCTGCGGGAGTGCACGCCCAAATCCATCATGCGCTCGTGCATGGCCTGTGCAACAACGGGGCTTTCCCTCGATCCGGCATTCGGGCAGGCCGCCATCGTTCCCTTCACTGAGACTACGTACAAGAACGGGCAGCAGGTAGTCACCAAGAAGGCGGTGTTCATGCCGATGAAAAACGGGCTGGTGCAACTTGCCAACAATACCGGGATGATCCAGCGGTTGATGGCCGCTCCGGTGTATGAGGGGGACATAAAGTATCACGACCCTTTTACGGGCGATATGGAGTATAACCAGGAGCCGCACGAACGCACAAAACTGCTCGGATATGTAGCCTATCTTCGCTACATAAACGGCGGCGATCACTACCTGTACATGACGGTCGAAGAGCTGGAGGAGCACGGCAAGAAGTACAGCAAAAGCTACTACAACAAAAATGGTTTGTGGCAGAAAAACAAGCCTGCCATGTATGAAAAGACGGTCATCAAACGCATCTTGATGAAATGGGGTAGCATGGATGTAATGGCCAACTCGAAGCTTATCACAGCGCTAAAATACGACATGGCAACCCCCTCCTCGATGGATATGTCGCAGGCGACCCCCGAGTATGTCGACGGAGTGGACGACAATATTGCGGCCGTCGAAGAGCAGGAGGCCGTGGATGTGACTGACGAACCCGAAAAATAACAGAAAAAGATGAAGCCGAAGCAGAAAGAGACAGTAGTTACAATAGCCGAATACGCCCGCAGGTGCGGAATCACCTATCGGGGTGTGCAGATGCGCATTGCCAGCGGGCGAGTGAAAACAGTGAAATTCGGGGGCGTGGACTTCATAGATACGACAGTCTATCCTCCTATGCCCCGGCAAGACGTAAAAACTCATGAACGATGATATGAACACGGCGATGGAATGGCTCGTTGGCCTTGTCCTGTTCCCGCTACTGATGTTGTCGAACTTTATAGGATATGCGCTCGGCCTGCCTCCGCAGGCCGGGGGCGAATCCTCAGCCTCGGATTCGGATCCGACAGAAGCGGAAGCGCCGGAAATAAACGAGGAATTGCAGGCGGACGCGATACGAGCTCTCAACACTTTGGGCTTCCCCAAAGAAAGGGCAAAACAGGCCGTTTTAGAGGCTTTGAATGCCGATCCGGATGCAACCCTCGAAGAGATTGTAAAATGCGCCCTAAGGCGCCAAAAATAGGCAATATGAATGAATGCATATTTCATACGATTCCCGGAGTGCAGGGGGGGGGTGAAGTTTAAGCCCATCGACGAGTTCCCGGGATATTGGATCGGAGAGGACGGAACGGTGGTGTCTACGCGGCGCGGAGACCCCCATGTGTTGAAGGTGGATTACAATGCCGACGGGTACGTAAGGGTGCGGTTATTCAACCGTTTGGGGAGGTACAACTACTTTGTTCACCGCCTTGTAGCTGAGGCTTTTATCCCAAAAAGGGAGGGGGACAAAATCGTGGATCACCTTGATACGAACGTCGAGAACAACAATGCCTCGAATCTGAGGTGGTGCCGGGACATGAAGGAGAACATGGCCAACCCGCTGAGTGTAGCCAAAAGACAGCGGGCGGCGGCAAACAGACACAGCCGCGCAGCGAAGAGGAAGGCATACATGGAGGAGATAATGAGGCAGGCAATGACGGACACTCCGTTCTGATTTTTTTTGGAGAATGGAAAAAATTTGTTTATATTTGCGGTGTAGCATTACTGGCCTAATGCATATATGATATATCCTTCGAGTAGATTCCCAAGCTGGCCAGAGCTGGGGATCAAAAGAAGGATTTTTTTTGTTATATATATGCGATTAAAAGACTTGAAAAATGGATGGATGCGAACTCCGTCGGAATGGTTTTGCGGGGACATAAAGCCTGTTGTCAGGGACGCTTATGTACTCCTTCAATGGCTTATTATGAATGCCAACATAGACGATTCGGAGTGCGACGGAGTAGAGATTAAGCGAGGTCAAGTCATAACCAGCATTGCTAAAATAATGAAGGCCACGGGTCTAACCGAACGTCAAGCAAACGTCAGACTTAATGTCTTACAAACGTCGAACTTAGTGTCGAACAAAAGGTCGAACCGGTGTACCATAGTAACTATCTGTAATTTTGATTATTACGTCGGTATAAAATTAGGCAACGTCGAACCGAATGTCGAACTGAATGTCAAGCAAACGTCGAACCGAATGTCGAACCATCATATAAAAGATAATAAAGATATAAGACCAGGAGAATATAATACCCCCCTTACCCCCCAAGGGGAAGGAGATAGCCTCAGCGATTTTGAAATTTTGGATGACGGGTATTCGACCACGAAGGGAAGAAAAGAAAAAGTTCCGCGAAAAAGAAAAGAACTCGACACGTCTTTCGTGGCTCCTGAATTCAAATCAGCAGTTGACGAGTGGATCGCCTACAAATCCGAACTCGGGAAGCCATACAAGGCGCGAGGCTTTAAAGCGTTCTACAACCAACTTGTCAATCTGAGCGGCGGAGACCCGGACAAAGCCCGGAAGATCATCGAACAGTCGATGGCAAACAACTGGCAAGGGATATTCACCATAAACGAAACCAAAAATGGAAAAAGCAACCGAACTAATCAAATCATGCCTCCAGACCCCGAGGAAGTATCAAGGGCAATCTACGAGGGAATCGCTCGCGCTCGAACTCCGCAGGAGTGGGAGTTATGAAATTTCGGCATTCGAGGGCGAATCAGCATCGGATATGCAAGTGGCGCGAGCTGTACACAAGATTTCAGTGGCGTTCCCGCAGATGTCGAAAGACTTTCTTAATCTGCTCACGGAGCGCATCATCAAGTCCGGCATGTCGTCTAAGCGGCTCGAATATGCCGCAAACCGCGTCATAGACACGTTCACCTACCGGCAGCTAACTATCGCCGATGTACTTAGCTTGGATGTGAAGTGCAAGATTCTAACATACTCCGAGATGTGCCACGAAGCCCACAAAAGGGGATGTTCAACCGATGAATACGCCCCTATTAGGATCGAGGGAGCAGATAAGCCTGGCTGGATTCTAAAAGTGGATAAAGCACAATACGGCTTACCTGATAAAATCTAATGCCGAATTCGAGATCATGGAACAAACAAAAAAAATCACAAAAATGAAACAGGAGACAAAAGCAACCATCGCCTATTTGGCAGCAATCATTTTCGTTATCATCTGCATCGCATTGATGGCTGTGACCCCCGCGTATGGCCAAAATCAAACGGTGATAAAGGATTCCAAGGGGGAAGTGATATACGTCAAAATCAAGACGGCCAGCGGGTACATTGTCAAGGACAAAAACGGCGTCCTGCTTTACACCGTGGTAGAGAACGACACGGAAAAGAGAGTTTACGACGCCTCCGGACGTCTAATTTCGGTAGAGAAAAAAGCGAAAAAAAAATGAAGACTATGAAAGACCAAGTAACGAGCATCGAGCAGTCGAAGCGGCTGATCGAGATGGGAGTGCCCGCGGAGAAGGCGAGCATGGTATGGGCTACATGTAGCGGTAAATACCATTTATCCGTCTTACCACACTATAAAGCCACACCAGAGTACATCAAAAGCGGGGAGAGTATTCCCGCCTTCACGGTCGCCGACCTGCTGGGAGTGATGCCGCCGGATATTCCTGCCGTAGTTGGGCAGAATCATGACTACGCTTTAACTCTGTCCAATAACTTCTGTTGGAACCTGCGCTACGAAAACAGCCACACGCACCAGTGCATTGGAGAGCAACTCGAATTCGATCTTGTCGACCTCCTTTGCAACCGTATTGAGTGGATAGTGTCTAACGGCTATGAATTGAACCTGTGATGAAACTACCTATCGAAGTTCACAACAAGTTGATCCCGTTCAAGGGGTTTAACTGGGTAACATGGCTTTTGTGGTCTTTTACCCGGAAGCCGATGGCGTGGAGCATGGACGAGACTACGCGCCGCCATGAAGGAATCCACTGCGCCCAGCAGATCGAACTGGCCGTGCTGTCCGCGGCAATCCTCCTGCCCGTCGCCATCAGCTACTCGTTCGCGTGGTGGGGCTGGGTGCTTACGGTGGTCGGCATTCTCTTCGCCGGATGGATTTGCTACGGCATTTCGTGGCTGATCGAAGTGATTATCCCGCCTTATCCGGGCGCGTACTACTACACCTGCTTCGAGACCGAGGCGTACAACCATGAGGATGATCCGGACTACTTGAAGCGGCGCATACCGTTCTGGGGCTGGATTTCCTGCATACCGAATTGGAAAGTCAAACACAAAAAAAACTAATTTATGAATACAGAAACGATGTTTTCATCTAAGACCGATTTGTGGGCCACACCACAGGATTTCTATGATAAACTCAATAGTGAATTTCATTTTACACTTGATCCTTGCGCCACCCCGCATAATGCTAAGTGTGTTAAATTCTACACCAAAGAGCAGGACGGGCTCCGAAAAGATTGGGGCGGGAATACTGTTTTTTGCAATCCGCCATACGGTCGGGATATATACGCATGGGTTCGTAAATGCTTCATGGAGGCACAAAAAATCAACACAATAGTTGTAATGTTGATTCCGGCGCGTACAGATACTCGATATTTTCACGAATTTATTTACCACAAAGCACGGGAAATTAGATTTATAAAGGGGAGGCTAAAATTCGGGGGCAAAAAAAATAGTGCTCCGTTCCCGTCAATGGTGGTTGTATTTTAATCCATAAACTGTTTTAAAATTTAAGCACAAAGATAACTAACCATGAAAACACTTTATCTCTGGGTTTCAGACAAAGGCTGGACACCCTTTCAGTACAATGAACTTTCTGAATTATCCCCCGAATTTGAGGCGCGCAATATCAAACTGGGCGACAGGTGCGAACTGGGCGACGGGTGCAAACTGGGCGACAGGTGCAAACTGGGCGACAGGTGCGAACTGGGCGACGGGTGCGAACTGGGCGACGGGTGCAAACTGGGCTACAGGTGCGAACTGGGCTACGGGTGCAAACTGGGCTACGGGTGCGAACTGGGCTACGGGTGCAAACTGGGCTACGGGTGCGAACTGGGCGACGGGTGCAAACTGGGCTACAGGTGCGAACTGGGCTACAGGTGCGAACTGGGCGACGGGTGCGAACTGGGCGACGGGTGCAAACTGGGCTACAGGTGCGAACTGGGCTACAGGTGCGAACTGGGCGACGGGTGCAAACTGGGCTACAGGTGCGAACTGGGCTACGGGTGCAAACTGGGCTACAGGTGCGAACTGGGCTACGGGTGCAAACTGGGCGACGGGTGCGATGTTCCGAAATCGCTATTTATCAGCGCATCTCGTCATACAGTATCCTATTGGGGTGAGGATGTTATTCAAATAGGCTGCAAACGCTACACCATTTCCGAGTGGCAGAAGCATTTCCGAAAAATTGGCGAGGCCGAAGGCTATAGTCCCGAGCAGATGGAGGAATACAAAGGGTATATAGACCTGATCGCTGCAATGCACAAGACGTGGGCGTTACACTAAAACATCCTAACCATGAAAAGCGAAAAAGCAAAACAAAGGCTATATGAATCATTTACATTCAACAGCAATATCGGTATCGACCGAAAAGCGGCCATCGAAGCTGTTGAACTTGCCGAGCAGGAGGCCGAGGAGCGGATGCGGGCGAAAGCGATTGAGGCGTATTGCATCGGATGCATCTGTTATGAAACGGGGGTCTGCGCATTAGGCCCCGATAAATGTGCCACAAAATCACTTTTCATCCAAAAACTGAATGAAAATGGGGAAGACTAAACACCGTGCTAAACGGCTAAGTGCTGGACACTATGAGTATCGGGGCTTCAAGGTGATTTGCGTTGGCTATTACCCTCCTGAACAAAAGGTGGCATGGGAAGCTGTCGACGAAAATGGGGGTGGATTTGCCCACTCATTTTCGCTAAAAAACACAAAGAAGTTGATAGACATAGAAATAGACGGGTATGAAAACGATTGAGGAAAGAGCAAAAGCATTTTGCGAAAATAACATCTGCGTAGATTGCGGAGATCGAAAGAATTGCGACCGGGGGTGTGTGGGATGCTCTATTTCTACCTACTCCGCCCTTGAATGGCTTATCCAGTTCGGAAAATCCGAGCACGAGGAACTGATGCGCTGGCACGACCCGAAAGAACCACCCGAACCGGGACGGGTTGTGCTTGTAAAGCGGAATCCAAGCTCTATCATACCGTATGATTTGGGGCATATTGATAACGATGGGAACTGGGTGGATTCGTGGTGTGGTTCTCCGATAGATGATAAGATCCTCGGCTGGCGGGAAATTCACGAATAAGACAGAGCTATGAAAACAGAGAAAACAGCGGCCGAAAGGCGCGAGGAATTGGCGACCCTCTTGTTTTGCCAAAGTTATCTATACTATCACGATATGCTGTCCTCGGCCGAAGACTTCACCTATGAGGAAGCCACTGGCTGTTTTGATGCCCCACCAAATCCGCATCACCGGAATCAAGTGCGAGCAGTGGTTTATCGCGGAGGAAGCGAAGGCATGGGTAAACCAAGGGCTGTATGCACCCATTGGGAGCTTCGAAAAATGCTTGCTGGAGCATCGGGTCGGTATCCCCGCCCGTAAGGCCACGGTTGAGGAGATTATCGAACATTTCAAAAAGAGGGAGAAATGATACGAGCAAGATTCTATATCAAATTCAAAGATTGCGGTAACGATTATCGGCCAGTTAAATGGCCGATCAAGTATCCGTATTGGTGTACGGGCGAAAGCGTCGACGCTTTCGTTATTGTCGCCTATGCCGAAAATGTCGAGCAAATAAAGGGGCTATGGCCGGAGGCTTATATGATCGAATGCGAGGAAGTGAATGAAATAACCTTCACTACAAGATTCCCAAAACCGAAGTGGTACAATTCGAACTCGAATTGTTGAAATATCGAGATTCTCGCAAAATCAAGATAAAATGCAGAAAAATGAGAACCTTCCAGTATTCGAAGCCGTAGCAGCCGATGCCGTATCATACGCTGATGCCGTCCTTGAAGAGCTGGACAAGAAAAAATAGAGCGGATCGGGCTTGTATGATAAAATAATTTACTATATTTACTGCATGGAAATTATTTTGTCGAAAATAGGGATGCTGCTCGAACGCCACTTTGGCGTATCGCTGGAGGAGATACAGGCACCCTGTCGGCGCCAAAGGGTTACGGATGCCCGAACGGTATTCATCCATATCATGTACTCCCACAAGCTCATGAACGGGGTGAAGCTGTCCAACTACCTGAACTGCACGAGCCGGAATTCATACTACCATATCCGCAAGTTTGAGGATATGAAGGAGATAAAGGCGTACAGCAAAATAATATCGAAGTTTGAACACGAGGCGAAATTGGAGATTGAATCATGGCGGGAATCTTATATGCCGAAATAGACCTGAAAAAGATACCTGTTGACGTGATAGAAGAGTTTGTTCGCAATAACGGAGAGTTGGGAGCCAAGGTTAAACTTTGCATCGCGCCGCTCAAAAAAATAGACAAATTCGGGCACACGCATACCGTATATCTTTACCAGCCCAAACCGGAAGTAGGGGAGCGAGGCAAACCTACCTTTATAGGAAATGGGAGAATGCTGCGACCGTCGTACAGATGGCAGGATGATGCCAAGCAAAACCCCGAACCCGATAATGAACCATAAAGCCATGAAACACTTGGTGTATCTGCGTTCCGGCAAAGTGGCCGAGGTCGACGCCCTCCGTTTCCAGTGTGTTGACCATAAGAACCAAATATACAAATTTTACGACAAGGTGGATGAGTATGCGCTAAACGAACAGGTCGTTTTCATCGCAAACAATCCGGACGCCATAAAACCCATAATACACAAACAGAAAGATGAAAAATCAGACTTCTATTCTGAATGAGCTGTTGGCCACCCTCGAAGTAGCCTACTCGAACGCCAAAGGGCGTCATTGGATGGTATACGGCACGCCCTTCCGATCCCTGCACCTGCTGCTGGACGATACTGCGGCCACGCTCCGGAAAGGCGCCGACAAGATGGCCGAGACCATCCGCGTGCTGGATGGCATTCCGCTGCATACGATGACGCAGTTCGTGGATTCGTCTCAGATCGAGGAGGCGCTTACGATCCCCGATGCTCTGACCATCGCGCGCGAAATGCGGGACGACCTAAACGAAATCGTCGCAATGGTGCATGGAGGGGTTGATGCAAAAGTGTTCGACCCTACCACCGAGAACGACGTGCTGAATATCACGAGCGAGATTCGGCACTGGATTCTGTTTTTCGACGGAATCATATCCAACTGGACGCCCGCTATACCGAGAATACCTGAATTTTAACTTTATATAAAATGGACAACAAACTGAAAATCGGGTTGATAGCTGCTGCGGTAGCCGTGGTAGCCATCATTGTGTTCAACTTCCTGCCGGGCAGCATTCGAAGCGCCGGAACCATCGGATTCCTCGCGGGGGTAGTATCGGGATGGTTTTTACGCTCGTGGTACGGCACCATCGTCGACAAAGAGATCGACGCATAGGAGATGAACAGGCTAACGTCGGCCATCATCGGGGTAATCATAGCCATGATCGCACTTTATAGCCTGCGGTCATGGCTTTGTTCCACCCTATCGAAACCGGAGATCGAATGCCGCGTCGATACGGTGGTCATAAGGGAGTATGTAAGAGATACTGTCATTATAACAAATACGCATCAAATTTCGAGGATCGACACGGTGATGGTATATCTGCCCGGCGACACGGTTAAAGTGGCTGTAACGCTTCCTTTCGAGCTAAAGACATTCCAGACCGAAAATTATCGGGCCACGGTGTCCGGGTATAAGCCCATGCTCGAAAGTATAGACCTGTTCGTGCCAACCAAGATCATAACGCAGACCCATCACACCACGACGATCATGCCGCCCACATGGGAAGGGGGGATAGTAGTGGCCGCGCAGGTTGCCCCCGGATGGAACAATCAGTTTATGGGCGCGCGCGTGCGATACAACAAGGGGCGGTTCAGCATCGAGGGAACCGTAGGGTACAACCCCTTCGATGACGTCCCGTACGGAGAGGTGCGCGGAGGGTTTAATATTTGGAGGAAATGAAGCTGAGGACGCCGAAAAAGCCAGCAAAACCGAATATCGAAGGATTCGGAGATCGGCCAAAGGTAACATGCAAGTCCTGCAAATACCTGTCGGCCGAAGAGAATATGCACCATATTTGCCCCAAGACGGGCATGGTGACGCATGTCAAACAAAAAAAAGTATGCATATACCATGAGCCAATGTTTAATTAGCAACATTCCACGGTTAGAGGGAGAGGAATGGAGGGAATACAAGGATTTCCCCAGGTATTATGTGTCCACCAAGGGGCGCGTTTTCAGCACCTATAAACACAGATTGCTACGCCCTACAATAAACGGGGCTGGTTATTTCATGGTTGAATTGGTAGACAGAGATAGGCGAAAGTTAAAAAATGTACACAGATTGGTTGCAGAGACATTTATACCAAGAGTAGATGGATGCGATTTCGTAGATCACATCGACACTGTAAAAACAAATAACGACATATCCAATTTACATTGGGTTAATGCCTCGGGGAATATGAACAACCCCATAACCAGAAAGGTACTCGCCAAAAATAAGTTTTGGATCAATTCTCCCGGGCATGCTTGGGGAGGCAAACATATTCGAGCCAGAAAAATAAAAAAATTGGCCATGGACGGGATATTAATACAAGTTTTCGAGTGCATGGCCGAGGCCGCAAATACTGTAAACGGATGCGTTTCTAACCTGCGAAATGCCTGCATCGGGAAATATTCACAAGCATATGGATACAAGTGGGAGTATGTGGATTAAGGTAGACACCAAGCCGCTTACAGCAAATAGGCTGTGGATGGGGCGCAAGTGGCCGACGCCGCAGTATAAGGCTTATAGGGAGGAGCTGTTGTTGAAGATGCCTTCAATAGACAATTTCCCGAAACCGCCCTTTTGTATTCATTACATATTCGGGTTATCCAATATAAATCAAGATTTAGACAATTGCCTAAAGGGTGTTAACGATGCTTTACAGGAGAGGTATTTGTTCAACGACAGGGATATATACAAGGCCGTAATGGAAAAGCGAAAGGTGCCCAAGGGGAGCGAATTTATATCATTCAGTATTAAATCATTAGCAGACACAACATGGGAACAACAAAACGAGTAGTATTCTCCTCGTCGCTCTTGAAAGAGTGCAAGGATATGGTAGCTTCATCGGTCATCGACCTGCTCGAATCCATAGCCGAGAAGAGCGACAACCCGAAGGTGACCATCACCTCCACGTGGCGCAACCCTTATCGGCAGGCGATGGCCATGTACAACAACCTGGTCGCCGGAAAGCGCATCCGCTACCGGGAACCCGGCAGAAAGGTGACCGCACTGTTCGACGACTGCCAGGATCAGGGCATGGACAAAGAGGAGACCATCGACGAGATGTCCAAACTTATCAGTCGGCTTAGCGAAAAGGGCGAACGGGTGTCCAAGCACTGTGTGAGCGCTGAGGAGTATCGCAAGGTGAATGTGCTGGACGTAAGTATGACTATGGAGAAACCCGTGGAGTTCTTGGTCGCAGCACTCGACGAGCCGCGCGTCATCAAAGTGATTTCGCCCGTATCTATTCCCGGCAAAAACCCCAAGTTTTCGTATGACCTGAGTGAGCCTGCGTTCCACCTCGAAATAAAAGCATAGTCATGAACAGTGCGTGCGTACTCTTCTTTGTGGCCGGGATTATTATGCTGGTGTTCGGGATCGCCGGGCGAGGAATAGACCCGCCAAACAAAAACAGGCGCCGATAGGGTGCCTGTTCTTTTATGCCTACTCAACGCTGCCCCCGGGGGAGCCTCCGGTATTCAGCTTGGTACTGTCGACAGCCTGATCCGCGATTTTGGGCGTCGTGACACACAGGTCTTGTAGCTTTTCGGTGGCGACGGAAGATGTTGCGAGTTTATCCGTCGTCACTGCGCCGTTCGCAATTTTATCCGTGGTTACTGCAAGGGGAGCCAGCGCAGCCGTGCCGACTTCCGCTGTTCCGATCTTCGACGCCGTAATGGCACCGTCCAATATCTGCCCGTTGCCAACGCTATTTGCGGCTATCTTATTGACATTGATAGCTCCGTCGACGATTTTATCCGAATTTACGCTATCGTCGGCGATCTTGTCGACCGTAACGGCCGCATTGGCGATTTTATCACCGGCGACAGCCCCGTCAGCGATGGCTGCGGCGCCTACGCATCCATCCGCAAGCTTCGACGCCACGATTGTATTTTTTTGAATGATGTCGCCGGATACAGCGCCCAAGGCCAATTCTTTGCCGGTTATGGTTTTAGCTTTGATCTTAGCCGAAGTCACGGCATTGTCGGCCAGCTTGGCTGTGGTGATCGACCCGTCGGGAATTTCAGGAGACCCCCCCCCGCCGGAATAGAGACCCGATCCGATGCCCGGGAAATCATCGTCAGTAGGGGATTCATGCCCTTCGTTGAGGAATCGCAAAACGTCGGCGGGAGTGTAGGCCGACGGGTTATCGGAGATGACAACCTCGTTGATTTCGAAGTCGAGGTAGTCCGCAGTAAGCAGGGTGTTGCCACCTTCCGGAAGCGCTGGCTCGATGATGATTCGGCGCCCCATGTCTACCCGCGGGTTGGCCGGGCGGGCAATAAAGGTCGCGGGCATTTTTACTCCGTTCACAAAAATGTAGGGATAATCGGCTTCGGAGCCATTGATAACTACTTTCATATCACATTTTTTTTGTTTGACGTTATTACCCCGTCGGCCGGAGCCTGCGGGGCGTTTTCAATATCAATACCTACTTCATCCTTCATCTTCTTTCCCACGTATTTTTGAAGGGATCGGAATACCGGAGCGTCGGATATTTCCATGGCATTCTCCAAATACGACCACATTTCGATGCCGCATACCATGCCCGTGAAGAGCTTGGCCAGGTGCAAGTTCATGAAGTCGATGATTTGAGTGTCTATAAGGTGGCACATGCCGATCCCAACGACAATGCACGTAAGTTTGATGACCGTTTTCCACGCCTTGTCGCTGGAGAAATACCAGTCCTTATGCTGCCGAGCCGCCCTCTTGCGCCCGGCCAGTATACCCATCACGAAGTCTATCATGACGAATATCAAGGCGCAGAGCACAAGCGGCGTCACGGGCGCGAACAACGACAGCAAGCCCCCCACCATAGCCATAATCCATTTCAATAAGGTGTCCATTATCCTATTATTTGACATAATTACCGTCACCGGAAGCCCAATAATATACGCCACCGTTGTACACAAATATTTCTACGTACATTCCTTTAACGGAGCTGGCAATATTGATATTACCTACTACTACTCCTTCTTGTGACAGTTTTATATCTATGTAATTAAGTTGAGCGAACATGTGTTCTATAAATATTCGAACCGGCGTTCCGGGCAGTTGCTGAACGGGCATTATGGCATTTATGTGCCTGTTCTCTACATTGCCTATTTTGATGATATTTAATTTGTGATTTACCAGCATCGCATTGGGCATCACGGTAGTTGGCTCCAAGTAAATTACTCCCGGAGCGGCCATTTTATCCGCCGGAATAGTACCTTCTTCTATTTTTCCCCCGGATATGGTGTCATCTGCGATCTTGGAGCCCGTAACTGCTCCGTCCTTGATGATGGAAGTATTAACCGAGTTTACTTGCAATGCTCGTGTCGATACCGACGCGGTGCCATATTGTGCCTCTTCGATAGAACCATTCTCCAGCTTTTGATTTGCGATGATGGTTTTGTTGGCGATCTCCTCGTTGGTGATGGTCTCTGCCTCTATTTTATCCGCCGTGACAGCGCCATCGGCCAGCATAGCCGCTGTTACGGAACCGTCGGATGACACGCCCACCTTCCATGCTGCGAGGTTGGCCGCCGTGGCCTGCCCTATGAGGGTGCCAATTCCCGATGCCGACGCATTGGCCGCAGCATTCACGACATAATCCTGATATGTGTATCGCGTCGCGCCATCTTCATACACGCGCTGTTCGTCCTGTATGGTGTTGGCATAAAGATACTGGCCTATTTTAGCGACATTGGCGGCCAGGTAGTAAGCCTGCCCTTGGTAGCAGATGATACCTTCGCCGATGTTCGTCCCGGTGTCGTTGTTCGCCGTGGCGAATCCTGCAACGATGGAGATGGGCGTTTTGGTGGAGCGGAGGAGCGAGTTGATGGCGCTCCAGAGGTTCTGCAAATCCTGCATCTGCACGGGGTTGCCAGTGCCCGATATGACGTTGATATTTTTTATTCCTGCCATGTTATTGAGTTTTTATAGTATACTTGATATAAAAGGGAAATAGCGTGTTGACGTCTGCGATAAACTGGTTGTATGCTTCCGAGTTGTTGTACAGGGCAGCCGGGATCGTAATGATGGGCTGCTCCGTGATGGTGCCTCCCTGTCCGAGGTACACCTTCGGGGTGGGAGTGTCGTACAGGTATACAGGAGGGGTTGGCGAATCATACCACATAGAGCGCCATATGCTCGCGCCGCTCGGGGTGATGGATATTTGCCCCCACTCCCCGTACCAGTACCGCAATACGCCTTCGATCTGCCCGTATGTAGGTGTGCACGCCGCCATCATGTACCACTTGGAGCGCACCATGTAGTAGTTGTACAGATAGTCGTGCAACACCATGAGCAACGACAGGCAGTAGCGGTATATTATCGTTGTCCAAAACGGCTGCTTCGTGTAGCTGTGGTCGCGCCGCACCGAGTAATTCGGCCGGAGCAACTGCAACACCAGCTTCGGGATGTCAATATGTCGGAAACGCATCATATAGCTTCGAATATTGTAATGTTCTTGGTGAAATCGTACAGATTGGGGTCGAAGTTGAAATAACCCGGATTCAATACTATCTTGCCATCCTGCGGTGTTGTGATGCTGCCATCCTGCGAGACCTTGACCTCGGAGAAGTAGGCATCCTTGATGCCGTTCAACCCCGAGATGTAGCTTTCTATGTCGTTGATATACAGAACATTTGTCGTGCGCCGTTGCATCTGCAAGTCATGCAGCCCCGTGTAGATGCTGTTCTTGATGGTATCGAGGTTGGACGACTTGTCGAAGCGGACGTACAGCTTGTCGGCCGAAAGGACGGCCGGAGCATTGGATGCGGCCTGTATTTGCGCGCCGACGCCCCAAAAGTTGCGGTAGTAGGCGCTGAACGCATCGAGTTGATCCTGCGTGAGTGAGACCACGTTGTTGTTGGCATCGGCCGTCGCCACGTTGATGTAGTACAAACCCTCCTGATTAGATCCCATCGAAGCCTGCTTTATTATCTGCTTCGTGGCATCTATGGTCGCATAGCCCAGCTCTTGCGTCGCTTCGTTCACCACGACTACCTGATCGCCCTGCTGATAGGCGTATGCCTTCTCGACATACCATGCCTCACTCGTCACGCGCGCGATCTTCGCGGCCGCCGATATCGTCTCCTCGCTGCGCAGGATTTCGAGCCGCACAATGTCAAGCACGGTGCCTACCACCTCCGCGATCTTGCGCAGGATGCCCGCGTTGCTGGTGTTAATGGCCGGGATCGTCCGTTGGATGTTATCCCATATGGTATTTATAAGTGACATATCGGTTATTGTTTAATTATTGAGGGGTAGTTGTAATAGTCGAGGTTTGTATTCGGCCACTCCGCGGGCGGCGCCGACAGGGACTCCAGCACTCCGTTAACGGGCATCTGTTTGTGTGACGACCACCAATAGCCCGCCTTGGTGGGATCATCACTCCGAGGCTGTATGTTCTGCGGCAGATACTCCCGTGTGCAGGATGCCTTCATAGCCGCATCTACCACGAACGACGCGGGATCGCCTCCGTTCCACAGCATCAACGCCTGTGATTCTGTCAGGTGTGTATTGAAGTTGCGGAAGTGGTAGATTTCGCCCTTCAACAAGATCGGATCATTTTGGCCGTATGTGCCAAGGTTGATGCATTTTTGTATCCCATTACGACCCAATTTGAACGTCCCCGAAATCTTGATCCCGTTTAAAAAGATGTAGCCTAAATTTTCCTGTAAAGCATAGCGGAGTACCACGTGATAAGTCGTGTTTGGCTCGCAGGGATATACCACTGAGAAATCGTTGGTTGAGAAATGCAATTCGCGGGCAATAATTGTGAGCCTTGGAAGTGCCATATTATCCGCCATGCTGAATGCGCACTGCTCATGATGGATGTCGTCTCCGGTTTTGAAGTAGCACTCCAGCGTCCCGTTGTCGAGCGACTGTGTGGATATGCGCTGTCCCCTGAAGGCGCCATTGGCGGTATAGGCGCCCTTGAAGTCGTAAGTGGGTTTGAAGATCGGCTCGCGGCCTATCTTGGGATTATCATTGACCACCAGGTCATAACCCCCGGCAGACTTGCGAAGGAGCGGCGGAGTAGAGATGTCGGGCGGCATCTGCTTGGCGCTGTCGAGCCACATGGCGGGCTTCGAGCTGTCCTCCTCAGAGGGTATGAGGTTCTGAGGTATGTACTCAGCTACACAGGACAGCTTCAAGGCCGGGGGCACAATATAGTCCTGCGGGCGCACTCCGTTTTGGAGTGCCGTCATTTCCTCCTCTGTGAGTGCGCGGTCGAACCAGCGGGCGCATATCACCTCCCCCATAAAATCAACCGCCGGACGATTATTAACACCATATCCACCAAGAAATAGATATGAAGAAACATAACTAACCCAATTTTTATTTTGGGAGTTTACCAGATTGTTGTTGACATATGCATAGACCTTGGCTCCGTCGCTAATGAATACGACGCTGTATAAATAGTCCCAAAAAACAGGATATGAATATACACCCGTCCGATTGTTGAGTAACACAAGAGAGATGGTGCCTTCTGAGGAGGATTTGATATCGATGCGAGGGAAATTCGATGCCCCCGACGTGTCAAGTATTGTCCGAGACGCAGATTCAGGGCTGGTGATGTATTTGTACTTGGGAGGCGTGCGGAATAAACACTGCACGGTATATGGGCTGTTGTAGAACGTGTCGCGCAAAAAGGTGCCGTTCCTCCTCATCATCGCCCCCATAGCCTCGGGCGCAAGCGCCGATATGAGGGCGCGTCCTCCTTCGGCCGTAGCTTTGAAGAGACGCGAGATTTCCGCCTCCACCTCTTCCTTCACGTCCATCGAGGAGTTGAAGGGAGGCCGCTGCAAGGTTTGGAGGTTGTATATGTCGATCCCCTCGACGTCGAGAATCTGATTTGTCCTCAGCGCCGGAGTGTAGGATTCCATAAAGTTCTTGGCGGGAGGCTCCTGGCGGTACTGCATGGCCTTCCAGTCCGCGGGCGGGATATTCGTGGGCGTGTTTTTCTCCAATATCGGGTCTATGCCCGCGAGAGAGCCGGACACGTTGAATGCCACGTCCTGGATGGTGTCTCCCTGTTTTACTGTGTACGTCTTTGCCATGTCTACTCCTTGTATCGTGCATGTATGTCCGCGGTCACAACTCCCGAGGCTGTCTCCTCAAAGATATTCACGCGGGCAATGAGGGCTCCGTCGTCGTATATTTGCTTTTCAGCCGTGGCCTCAACCTTACCCCACGCCCACTTGGGCAGCAGGGGATAGAAGTCTTCGAATCCGACCCCGAACTGGGGCTTCGTAAGACTTGCCGCCGACTTGGAAAATATCAGCGTGGCGTTCTGCTGGCTGCACAAAGATACCAACTCGACGCCCCCGTTGGATATAACTATGTCGTTGGCCTGAAAGTCGAATTTTGCGTCTGTCATTGCGTTATCTTGGTATTTTCGTAGTCTCCTTTATTGAACTGGGAGGGGGCGGTCATAGGGGTGGCCGGAGGCGACGCACCTTGGGCGCCGTGAGTATGCGCATTGAATACTGTGCACATATTCCCTACCTGCGTCACTAAATTGTTGAGCGCCGTGGTGACGCCATCTACCAGCACAAGCCCCCCGTTCTCCCCGCCATCCATTTCAATTTTATCGGCAGTGAAAGATATTTTATTTTTTTCAATCCGCCAAGAAGAGGTGCCGCGGATTATTTCCACGGCGTCCTTATCGAAAGAAATAGTGCTTTCTCCCTCCTCTTCGGTACCCGCGACGTTCGATGCGACCATCTTGTCGATCTTCGTGGCTTTTATGAGCACCGGAACCTCGGAGTAACCCTCTATGAACCCCAGCACCACAAGAGAATTCACGGAGGGTATAATATAGAGGCTGTTGCCCCCGTTTGGAAAAATGTTTAGACTTATGTCGCTGAATATCCTATCATTATCCACAACAGCCTCTAAGGTTTTGGCATCCTCGTCTATAGCCGACACGGTGGCTATGACGAGCGATACCCTCTTCCCGTCATTCATCTTTGTTCCGAATTCCGCTCCCAAACGGGCGCATTCGTCGTCGAAAGTGCCGGATGTTTTCATAATATAAACATTTCGTTGGTTACTGTCAGGGTTTGGATGAACCCGTCGGAAGTGTCGCAGCTCAAATTCCTGCCTATCACGTAGTAGTTTCCCGTAAGCTCCGGGAGCATGGTGTCCGTGTACTCCACAAAGTCGAACATATTAACCTGCGGATAGAGCACGGTTTTTATGGTTCCCTTGTTGCGCGTTCCCTTCAACCGGGCCATTATGTTCTTGGCCGTCTGTTCGGTCAGCGATACCGTATTGGCCGGGACAAAATATCGGTGTGCCTCGCCTTGGGAATCGCCGTATTCGTAGGTGTACTTTGTACCGTCGGCCATGAGGGCGTTTACCACCACTTTGTAGTTCTCGAACAGCCCGTCGGTAGGCACTATGTCGCGGCCGATGACATTGGTGTTCGTGGCCAGTGTCACCGTGCGCTTGAATTTGTCCCTCACGCCAATACCGAAATACACCTTCCCCTGGGTGTTCACAGTGCCGTACAGCGTAAACATATTCATGAGCTTCGACAGGGCCTCGAACGGCGATATGAGCTTGAAGGTCTGCAAAGCGAACTCCACATCCGCACTATCCGATGAATCGAAAGACAGAGCCGGGAAGTCCGCCGGGTTGTCGAACCCCTGTGCCTTGCGGTAGTCCTCGAATGCCTTGTTCGAGATGGGGCATAGATAGTCCACCATGTCCTTTAGCTTCGTGCGCGACACCCAGTCCCGATTTATAGTACCGAACCGCAGGATGAAAGAGTAGTCCTCGCATACGATCTTCGACGGGAATCCCCCGATGACCTGCCGGATGAAGCCGCTGAAAATGCGCAGTCTCTCGAACTGCTGCCCCAACTGAGCATTGTTGTAGAACCAGCCGTCGATGTCTATGCGGGCTCCGGGCTTGATGTTTATGCCCTCCAAGGCCGCCCTTATGCGCTGTGCCGGAGGCAATCCCTGCCGGAACCCGATGGCATACACCGGGAGGGTCATGGTGCAGCTTCCCGAGAGGGAATCCCGCTCCTCGGTAATGTCTACTGAGGCGAATCGGCCGATGCTCTTCCCCTCGATAAACACCTCGTTTCCTACTCTGAACAAATTACCTTTCATCACCTACCGCCCCCCCCGCGGGATTGGTCGTATTTACCGTCTCCTGCGTAAATACGATGGCATTTTCATCCATGTTTATTTGGTGGAGCGTCATGCTGACGTCCACGATGGTAGACCCCGGATTGGGGGTATATTTGAACCTCTTCATGTACACCCACTCCAGTCCGAGGTCGTTGTTGAGGACTTTGTTCTCGATCTTGAAAACATCCTGCCCCTGCCACAAACTCCGAAGAGCCACGCCGAGGTCGGCGATAGCCATGGCCGCGGGATCGGTGTTGTCGAGCCCCTGGTCGGCATATGCCTCATAGGACAAGGCGTCGAGCATGGAAAGGTTCGAGGCCGAGGCGTCCGTGTCGACGCGAGACAAGTTGCGTTCAATGCGCAGACGCACCGTTACGACCATCGGTTTGTAGTTGAGAACCTGGAGGATTTCTGCCCCGTCGACGAGCTGGGAGGTAGAATCGTTCTTTTCCCCTTCCACTTCGTAGGTGAGGTTGATAGGGAGGAAATAATCCCCGCAGCGAAATACATATTCTCGCTGTATATCCTGGCGATCTACCGATTGTATGGCCGTTTTGTAGTCGCCGGACTGCTTTAGGGCGTCCGCCATCCCGGTATACTGAGGATCGGAGGTCTTGGCCTTGCCGCGGAACTGAACGATCTGACGCCAGAATCCTACCTCCGCCAGGGTTATTTTCAACCCCGCCTGATATGCTTTTTCTACGGCGCTTATGCCATCCGTCACGGCCTTGTACGCCGGGATTTGTCCCAAGGACGGGAGGTCGTTAGGAGTGTCGTTGGGGGTTGTGTTTGCGGTATATTGATCTTTAGCCATTGAGCGTGCGTGTTGAGTTGTTGAAGGCTATTTGCAGTCCTCGAATTGTCACCTCTTCGATCTGTTTGGATATGGTCTGCATGATGCTTTCCGGCGTGGCATTGGTGTTTATTTGGGTCGGCATCTGCACAATGGGTGCATTGAAGTTGATAATGAGCGACTTCGATCCCTTTGTCAAATCTTCTATCTTCTTGGTGTCCTTCCCGCTGGCGCCGCCGCCTTCGCCGTAAATCTTCGTCACCCGGTTGAAATTCTCGTTGATCTCCCGGTCGTTGAGCGCAGGATTGGTACGGAAGGTTACAGGTTGAGTGGATAGTTCTCCTTTGGTTACAGTGGTAACGTCTCTCGAATTACCTGTTTTTAGGAAATTAAAGAGACTGAATCCATTGTTTGCTTCGTACGGGGTGTAATTATACCTCAGCAATCCCGTAGCATACTGGGGCTGCCCGTTTTCGGCAGGAAGAAGCCCCGGATATTCTTCCAGTCCTTCCCGCACCTTGGGCGTAAAGGTAGTGGTGAAGTTTTTAAGCAGGATGTCGCGCGCGTCTTTCAGATTCGCGGCGCGGTTCTCCTCGGTGCCTTCGTCCAAACCCCACGCCTTGCGGGCAGCCGGAGTAGAAAGGTATTCCTCGACATACCTCTTTCCCAGCTCCTCGGACAGATATGTCGCGGCTTTGCGTCTCTCCGTGTATTCCGACTGCTTGGCCGATTTCTCGTTCCTCAAGTCCATGCGGCTCTTGTCGCCCCAGCTCCACGGATTGAAGAGACCGATGAAGTCGGAGAGATTGAGAATCCAGCCCGACAGGGTGGTAAGTGCGCTTACGACATCCTCGGCGCCATCCACGAATTCATCGAAGATATGATCGAGCATATTGGGATCGAACGAGTTGTACCATACGTCCAGGCGCGCTGATATGCGGTCGAACATATTCTCTCCAGCCCGGCCGACGCTCTCCCATAGTTTGTCCATCCCCGCGAGGTTGATCCAAAAATTCTCCTTGGCGAGGGCGATCTGTCCGCGCGCCGCGGCGGCCGACGGGGGTTGGAGCTCCGTATCGAGCCTGTGCAGGGCGCGCAGCATGTTGGCGCGATCCTGGAGATAGTTGTAGGGGCTCGTCCCTGTCACGCCGCGCCTCTGCATGGCCTCGTTGGCGTATCTGTTGAGGATGGGGGCGGCGTGGATCAACTCTCGCACGTCTCGCATGTTGGGTTTTTCGGCAGCCAACAACTGCTGCATGTTCAGACCCACGATGTCATAGGGTCGGCCACCGATCTGGGCGACTTTACCCACCTGCCGCGCGATCTGCGTGGCTATGGCCGTGCCGATCTGAGTGCCTCCGATTTCGAAGCCCGACACGGTGTTTATCATGGAGAGCATGCCTGCGCGAGAATAGCCGTATTCGGCCGCCATGCGCGTGGCATCAGACAGCGCCGAGGTGTAGCCCGATCCCAACCCCCTGCGTGCCATATCCATCTGCATGCGGTTGGATATGGCGTCCGTCATGGACGAGCTGTTCAAGGTTTTGGACAGCACGGCATACAGCCCTCCGCCGATGAGCTTAGGAAGAGCGTACGCCACGGCTCCAGTACCGAGAACGCCCGCACCCATCAGGAGTGCGGGGTGGCTCTTTATCACTGCGGCGGCGGAATCGAACACCGCCCCGACCAAGTTCCCGGCGTTTCGCATCCACCCGCTCGGAGTGAAGGAATTGCGCACGAACTGTTCGCGGAAGCGCCGGATGGAACCGAACGCCCGGTTGGCATCGGACATGAAATCCTCGCGCGTATGTCGGTTGCCGAATCGGCGCGACACGTCATACATGGAGGACATGCGCTCGTGCCATCCGTGCCGCAGGTTCGGATAGTTGGCCACACCGCCTCCGCCTCCGCCTCCGCCTCCGCCATTCCGGGACATGCGGTTGGTCTTGCGCTCCAGTTGGTCACTCAGTGCGTTGGCACGAGTAAGACGTTCGATGACGTCTCCCCCAAGGTTGAGGCGTATGGTGTATGTTGCCATTATTTTTTAGATTTAAAGGGCGCCATGTCTATGATGTCGACAAGGTGAAGCGCAAGTGTATATAACTTGTCTATATCATTGATGCTTAGCCTTTTATCCATATCAGAGTAAGGCTCATGGAAGTATCTGGAGACGACGGCCTTCTTGATAAGCAGAGGGTCGTCCTTCGCATACTCCTCTATTTTTTGCCGGACGGATTCTTCGGGAGCGCCTTCAAGAACTCCCAAGTCCCGAAAAAACGGCGGAAGTCCTCGCTGACAGGTTCCGACTGAAAGATTTCCACGCAGGCGAGAGCGTCGCCGAGCAAATCTTCGCGCACCTTGTCGTCGACGCAGCAGGCTTTGATGAAGTCCATGGCCAGGCCAATCACTCCCTTCTGCTCCGATTCCTCGCGCGACAGGATCGACATGGATAGCTTCGAGTGCTCGATGTTGCGGCGCTGTAAACGCCAAAAGGCGATATTTTGGTTCTTTTTCTCCTCCTCGATCATATGACCTTCTTTGTTGAAGGAGGGGACGAAATACGAGGCCGTGACGGTGTATTGGAGGTCAAGGCGCTCCGTTTCTTGTATTTGCGACATAATTTTTGGGTTTTAAAGACGGGCGGGTCTTGGGGTGCCCGCCCGTCCTGGTTTACACAATAGTTTGGATGGGTGCGACCGAGCGCTGTACGGCACGGGCACGGATGTTGATGGACGAAAGCGTCTCCGCGTCGTTTCGGTTAGTGTCCGAGCTCGACTGCTCGCACTTGCACCCTAGAAGGGATTCCGAAACGGTCTTTGGCGTCGCGCTGTTGCGCAGCGACATGGTTTTCGTCAGCGTGAAGGGCGGCAGTTGGAGCATGGACGCATAGGGCGTCTGCCCGGCCGGAAGAGCGCCGTTGATCGCATCGAGGATGGTGTGCTGCTCCCCGGTCTGGTGCGACAGAGTGGCCGCATACTGAGCGTTGAGCTGCACCAGGTCGATAGGGTCTGTTTCCCCGATAGCGAATATGTCCTGCACTGTCTGCGAGTACTGCAAGTTGAGCGAGGTACCCGTGCCGATCTTGATTGCTGGAAGCCCCTCGAAAGTAAGGTAGATTTGGACGTCCTTCGAGGGCACTACATAAGGATTAGGCATGGCGTTTAGTTTAACGTAGTTACAAAGAAAGTTTCGATATATGCCTCGCGGAGCGGGCTAAGGGGAAGTACCTCCACGGTAACCTGGATAGCCTTGGACATATTGTAGTTGCCGTCTTTGGCGGCGAAATCTACATTGATGGCCTGTGCTTCTCCGCGGTTGATACGGGGTGTCAGTTCTGTTTCGTCGAGCTGAGCCAGCGTTCCGGACTTGAATCCCGCGTCGATCGCTCCGGTGGAAGCATCCGTCGGGATGTTCTCCTGGAGCAACTTGACAAAGAATCTCTCCACGCTGTCACACACGGCATTGCCCACGCGGACAAACGAAATTTCCGAAAGAGCCATCTCCGGATCGTTGCATGTGGCGCCGTCGTTGTAGTATACGCCTGCCAGTTGCGGACGCACGCGGGTGAAGAGGTATTGGTTCTTACCCAGGAGGTTGCACTTCGCAGGCACAAGCTTCGATACCGGAGTGTTGATATCTTGCGGGGTGGCGCTGGCCGTGACATCCACAAAATAGTCGATGTCGCCTGCTGCCCCGGCAGTGGTCACGGCACCGGGAGACGTCGCCAGCGACAGGCTCGACAGCATTCCGAGAGTTCGGCCTACGGATGCCGACATGCCGGGCTTCGAAGTTGTAACCTGATAGGCCACACGGGGTGCCTTGAGCGCTGCGAGATTCTCCAGCTTACTCAGGTCGGTGGTGAGGATGGTCTTGCCTGTCGGAACGCAAACAACGCCGTCGAAGATGCCGACCATGCGGATCGACTGCTGGAACAGGTTGTTGAGTACGGTTTGCAGGTTGCCAATGAGGGTCTTGTGGGTAGCCGGGAGTTTCCCCTCGGTCGTCTCTGAGAAATCCTGGGACTTGGGAAGCGGCGATGCGAAGGATATCATGCGCGGACGCAGGTCGAAGTTCGACGCCGTGGTACCGCTGATGATGGATTCCAGCTTGGCCGAAATAAATGTCTTGTATTCGGCCTGAGCATACCCCACGACCCACACGCGAGAGCCGCTACCTGCCTTGGCGTAATACTCCTCCACCTGGAACAGGAGCATGGCTCCGGTTCCCGAGGTCACACCCATCGCCGTAAGGTCGGCAACGGAGGTAATGAGGTAGGCGGTATCGAGCGCGAATTTCGCACTTCCGGTTCCCGAGGAGGCCGTTGCCGGGGCGACGATCATGCCAATACCATCGCTGGGCGTGGTGTTGCCCAGCCTGGTGTCGCCTAAAGTTGTATAAATATCTACTACTGCCATATTTGCGTAGGTTTTGTTATTTTGCGAGTTCTGCACCGACTGCGGCCTTCTGCTCGTCGGAAAGGGCGTTGTACGCCTCCAGGGTCTTGGAGTACCCGGCGCTGTGGTGCAGCTTCGGGTTCACGGTTGCCCGGATGGCATCCCGAACCTTGGCATACTCCACGCCTTCGATCAGCGCCTCTGTTGCGGCTTCCTCCTCCTGTTTCTCAGGAGTGGGGGTCTTGCCTTCGAGCAGGGCTTCTGCCTCGGCATCGGACATGACGGGCTTGTTGCGTTCCTTCTCGGCCTCTGCCAGGGAGTTCTTGGCTGCCTGACGGCGTGCCCGGAACTGGTTTTCGAGCATCTCCTCGAACTCCGCGGTGTCCTTGGGCGGATTGGATTTGTCGACGCGGGCATAGCGGAGCTCCTGGACGAGTTCTCCGTTCAGGTGTGCCAGCTTCTCGCGGGACTGGCAGCGTGTCTGCGCCTGCGATTCGTTGACGTAGATGTTGCCGTCCTCAGTGACGTACAGGGTGCCGTAGATTTGGAGCTGCTTTACGAGCTCGATGAAAAACTTGCGGGTGAATGTTGCGATCTGAATCATAATTTAAAGGGGGGAATTAAATTGTTGATATTGATTTTTTTTGGAATACCAGCCCGACAACATGCCGGGCTGGTTTTTCCTGTGTGTGTTGAGTTACGCTCCGGCGGATACCGTCGGGCGATACAGAACGATGCCTGCCGCGCTGCTTCGGAGAGTTCCGGCACCCGTCGAAATATCCATCGACACTTTCCAACCGTAGTTGTTCGGGTCGGACACCATATGGATGTTCGTGTTGCCGATTGCCACAACGACCTCCTCGGGGATAAATCCGAGGCCGATGTCGTAAACCGTTGCGGCCAGCACGGGCTTCACATGAGCGGCGTCGATAGCTCCGGTTGCGAAGGTGACGGGCTTGTCGAAATAAGTCTCCGCATCCACGACCGTAGAAGTTGCAGTGTTGTAGGCAGCGATGACCGAGCGAGCCATGACGTCGAATCCCGAGTAAGTGAAGCCTTCGGGACGGGCGTTCGACAACTGCTGCGTCAGAATGCTCTGAACCTTGTCGGTCTGCACCAGCGACGTGTAGTAGGGCTCTGCGAACACAGCCACACCGTTCCCTCGGCGGAAGTTGAGGTTGCGGGCGATGAAGCGACCCTGTGCGGCGAGCAGGTCATTGAGGGTCATGCCGAGCAGCTTGCCAGCGGCGGCCGAGTTGATCGGGAATCGATTTGACGAATCGAACTCTGCGCCGGACATTGTAAGGTGATTAGCTGCGGGAACTGCCTCGGCGATGGTCTGGAGCCAGTAGTTGTGGATGCACATGGACATTTTGGCCATGGCGTCCAACTGGCCCGTTGCGCGGTCGTTGTAGGCCAGGACGTCGGAGTTCGCGGGCTGCCATACAATAGGCTGCATGGAGAACACTTTGCGCTGCAACCCTCGCGGCAGGTCGTCGTAGAGGTAGTTGGGCGCATTCAGCGGCGCGCGATCTCCGAAGTAGATATCCGGATTGACGGCGCTCTCCACCCAGATGATGCCTTCCTTGTCGCGCACCGACAGGCGGCGTACACGGTCAGCCCACGTGTTGGGCGGGAAGAGCTGGCGAACGAACAGCGAGAGCCATGAAATCTTCGCCAGGTCGGCATTCTGCACGAACTGACCCGACTTTTCGCCCGAGGCGAGACCCTGGATCGTGTCGACGACACTCTCACGGCGTCCGTCGTTGACCTGGAAGGTCATGTTCTGCACGGTGGCCATGAAATAGGGGTCGCAGAGCATGGATGCGGACAACTCCTGAATTGATTCTCGAACGTCGGCGTCCTGTGCGGCCGACAAGCTCACCTCGGCAACGCCGTCGGCAGTGCCCGAGGAGGCGGACAGACCCATGATTGCCTGAATCTTCGGCATATTTTCAGGGTCGTCGATGTACTTGAAAAAGGGTTTTACCATTGTTTTGGTTTTTGTGATTGTTTTGTCGTTGAATACTCGCGCATCCTCCGCAGCGGAGAGCGCCGTGGGTTTGGCTGCCTCGGCTTTGGTTTCCTTGGCGTCGGCTATGGCCGCGTCTGTGGCTGCGGCAAGGGCTTCGGTAACGGCCTCTGCGGCCAGGGCGCTCGCTCTCTCTTCGCGGGCCTCTCGGCGGTCTTTGTCGGCCTCCTTCTCGTCCTTTCCGGCCATCTTGTCGTCGCGCTCGGCGTCCTTTTCGCGCCGTTTTGCTTCGGCATCATCGTCCTTTTCGCGTTCATA